GCATCAAAGCCCATTGCGATCAAGTCGCTACGGGTCATCAGCTTGCGATGTGCAATGAAGGGCGCACCCTCAATTCTCCGAGCCTTCTTAGAGATTAGGAATTCTTCGGGTGGGACATTCTCGACCACCACTCGACCCGTCTTTTGTTTCTTAGAGACCGTCACTGCATGAATCTTGATCTTCATCGGCCCCATTGGGGTCATCTGATCGAATTCTTGCGTGTCTTGATTGACTATCTCCATAGTGCCATCGCTCATCAGCATGGCGAGTTCGTCATCAGTTAGATCACGATACTTTTCTTTGATTACATCTTCTTTGTCTTCCCAATAGGCTTTCACCACTCCGACCTTTTGGAGAAGCGCATCCTTAAACCAATCGTGAAGAATAATCACACCTTCGTTGTCACGGTTGAATACCCAATTCACATACTCAGTGGCTTGCTTTGCTCCGGCCTCATCATTTGGGCCACGGGGTTCAAACCTCACCACTTCATCGCTTGCCGAGAAGATACGCACCAATGAAGGGAGAGAACCGTCTACCGCCTCTGCAACCTCACCGGTCACAATCTGAGACTTGCCCTCTACCTCATTTCCGTATGGTTGCCGGAGGTAGCTTTGCAGTGCTTCCCTACGCTGTTCAGTGGTCTCAGTCTCCAAATAGCCGAGACTGTTAGAAATCTCAGCATCGATGATTGATTTGAGTTTGTTTTCGTCCATCACACAATCCATTTCACATTTTGAGTGGGCATCTTTGACCAGCCGGTTGTTTCGTTTAGACCGATTGCAAGATAGCGGAAAGCATCAGCACTATGGCTACTCCAATCATGAAGCGGTCGGTCGTAAAAGATTTTGCGTTTTTCATCGTAATCCCTTCGGTAGTTTCTGAGTGCGTCAAGTCCTTGTTTGACCTTTGGCACATTAAACCAACATCGTGGGAGCAGCCTTCGCACCGCTTGGATGCCATCATCGACCCCCATGCGTGGGGCAACCCGAATGTTTAATCCAGCATCGGTTAAAACCTCTAGTCGGCTTTTCCCCGTCCCGAGTTCCCGCACTTGTACATCGTGAGGTAGGATTTGCTCGGCTTTGTCCCATCCATTATGCCTCAACCAATTAACATAACTGTCAAGTCCCACCCCGTTATTCTCGTAAAAGTCCATCAATCGGATTTCTGAGCCAGCTATTTGAGCCACCCAAATCACCGTTGAATCGCCCATTCCCAAGTCCCATGCACACACTGTCTTACAGAGATCATCGCGGGGAATCTCTTGAATGTGGTTCTTTTCGTCCAAATCGTTGAGCAATTGCCCGTAGTAACTGCCTTCCACCGCAGCGGTAAACGAGCATTCAAACTCTTGGAGATACTTATCGTCCCCCATTTCCACCCGAGCCGCCTTTAGTTCGGTCTCGCTCAAGACTTGAGTTTGGGAGGCTTTGAACTCCAATAGCCCCCACCCGTCCTCAGTTTCTGCCCGATCTCTTAGGTCTTTAAAGTGGTTGTGGCCCTTCGGAGTCCCAATAAAGCAGCACCACCCGAGTCTGTCAGCCAATGCCGGTCGAATGATGTCAGTCCAAATCTTTGGGTTTTGGTCGCCAATCTCATCAAGAATCACCCCATCAAAGTACTGTCCGCGCAGTGAGTCGGGATTGTCTGAGCCATATAGCTGAATTCGGCGGTTCCAAAAGTCTACCCGCAGTTCTGAGATGTTCTCAGTTCCCCCGAGAGGTCTTGCGTACTTCGTGAGGTAGTCCCATGCCACCCTCTTTGCTTGCCCGTATGTTGGGGCAATGTAAGCGTAACGCGGTGCTTCCTTTTGGTTGCTCACCGCATCTTTAATCAGATGGTTGATTGCACTGACAGTCTTTCCCATCCTACGATGGGCCACCACTACCCCGAACCGTTTAGCGTCCAGCAGAGTGTGAATCTGCAATTGCTCTTTTCTCGGGCTATATGGGATTACGATGGATTGTTCGGTTGCGCCCATGTGACTTTCATTTCAATGGGATTGTTCGCGTCTCCGGCGTGTTCTGTCCTTGCCAACTTGGGAATGTGATACTCCACTACTGATTGGAATAACTCAAATGCCTTTGCGGGGTTTGGCTTTATGTCATGCTCGGGGTCGCCCTCTGCTACCTTGTCGAGCCAAATAGAGAGCCTCCATGCGTTTCCATCCACAAAGGTAGCTATGGCTTGTCTTGCCTCAGATGTGGCCTTGTTGGGCGTTCCTATGCCCCTACCGCCGTGTCTTACTCCACTCATATAGCACCCTTGCTATCTTTGGCTACTATAGTTAGCATTGTTTGCTTTTGCATTACCAATTCCTTATGGCTTGTTGGTGAGTGCTTAGTCTAACAGACTGAGTTCTTTCTTCTTTTCGGGTTCTCCGAGCAGTCCTTGTGCGCCTAATGGGAGTGCCGGAGTAGCAGCAAATAGCGGTTGGCCTTTGCTTACAGCACCTTTCATCTCGGGGGTTATGTCGATGTAGCGAATGGATTCTTGAGTCTTACCTTCACTTTTCTTGATTTCATTCCACAGTGTCAACTTGTCTGCTTCGCTCATTGCTCTCCATTGAGCATCTGAAATACCACGCATTTTTATTTGCTCTGCCATATTCCATGCGTTATCCCCAGTAGATATCTGTGTCTCGCCTACCCTTGCGTTCCACTTCTTGCCGTACTTGTCTAAGAATTTAGGGTAAATCTCGTCATAGTACTTTTTCATCCCTTCGCCGCCAACTTGAAGGTCAATGCCATCAAGCGCTTTAACGCCCATCTCGTTGCCCTTTGCATCCAGCAACTTTTCGGCAACTTCCTTACCAACAATACCCGGAAGTTCTTCAGGGGTCACAGCTTTGTTGATAATTTCATGGCCTCGACTATCAAAAGCTTTGAACACAGTGCCAAATTTGTTTGCTTGTTTTGAATCAGGTGGGCTGTAATAAATTTTGCTAATCTGCTTACTCAAGTCAAAGCGATCAGCTTGCTGTTTGCCAGTAGTCAACCCCACCCGTTCATATCCATTGTCAGCAGCGTGTTTCAGCACCCGCTTTAGGGCTAGTTGATACCATGTGTCTTTGAATGGGGCATCGGGTACGCCTTGCGGCTTGTTTAATAGATTAGTCCATTCTTCATCAAGTTTTTTGGCTTGTTCACTAAGTGCTTTAATTTCTTCATTCATTGCAATAAATTTTGTCATTTCTGAATCTGGCAATGCCGCAGCTTCATCAATTAAGCGTGATCTTTTTTGCGTTGTTACTGTCAATTCTTTTTCAACATCAGCGGGGTTTCTTTCTTTACCAGTTTTATACCCCTTCTCCCGTCCGGCTTGATGCCAATCTGATTGAATCTCCTCAATCAATAGCATTTTCTTGCCATCAGCGTCTACACGGTCGTTTACTCGGATGTGAGCAAGAATGTTAGGTTCATCAAAGTGGGAAGATTGATAGTTTCCGGTTGACAATCCAACCTTACCACCAGAAAAGTCATCAATTTCTATTTTCCCACCCATTGCATCCCAATTTCTACGGGCATCCTTTTGCGCCATTGAATATGCGGGATTAGAAGGGTCTGCATAGTCCGAATATTTCGCTCTGAAATATGTATCAAAATTCGGATAAATTGATGGAGTTTTTTCGGGCAATGTCAGCAAGATTTCACGGTAGTTCTCACCGCCGGGAAGTTGATACTGATCATATTTAGCCGGTTTTGCTTCTTGCATCGTATATGCCGCATCAGCTTGTGAATTTCTTAAATCTTGAATTTCTCGTAATTGATATGTTAAATCTCTTGTTTTAGTTGGGTCGTTGTAACTTACATTGTCCAGTTCATCATACAAACGCAAGATTTCCGGTTCATATTTATCAAAAATTTCTTTTCGTTTGGCAATGCCTCTAGGGTCTTCAAAAGGCATTTCACCCAATCTAACCTCTTGCACATCAACCCGATTGTTTGCGATAAAGTCTTGAACCTCTTGCTTGGTGACATTAGGCTTTTCTTTTAAGAAGTCATCCACACCCATCCATTGAAGTTCATCCTTCTTGACATTTTCTGCCTTTAGCAAATCATTCAAGAATGCTTGGCCCGAGCCTTTGTTTCTTTGGAGATTCAGTGCAGCTTGTTCGGCAGCAGAATAAAACCCTAAGTCGCTTACCGCCGCTTGTGGCTTGACTTCCAATAGGCTTGTCATTGTTTCCGGTGGCGTGTCCAGCAAGTTCATGCGGGGAACATTGGGTTCCACAGCAAACATCGCCGATTGGGGTTCTGCCAGCAAACTCGGGAGCATTGGCCTACCAGTAGCCACCCTCTCTGCCATGCCCTCACCCACCATCGTGCCGAGTTTCTGTGCGCCTCTGACCAATGGAGCCGGATTCAGCGGAACAAACGATGCCGCTTGACCAGCCAATTGGCCTACGGGCGAAGTGGTTGCTAACGGTAGTTCTTTTAGAAAATACTCTGTTGTGTATGGCAGTTGTGGGGGTTTTTCATATTCATAATCCCCAAACATCTCCATAGGCATTGGAGATCGGATTAGGTTCCCAATGTCAGCGGGTAATCCTAAAAGTCCGGCTAATCGGCCT